TTACTGACCTGTTATTAGGAATCCTAAGACTCAGGCCACACTCGTGTTGCGACGGTTCGCCGTACCACGAGTGAACGCTTCGTACGCGCTATTAGCGTTTCCGAAGGGTTCATAGAAATCCGGCTCGAAGAGCCGCGATCCTATGTGCCGTGTGACTGCATTTGTCAAATGCAGACACACTTTCGTAAGGGGATCCCCCATGAGGACTCCATTACGAAGGGTTACCGCTCTTATATTTTCCCCATATTGGGGGGCGGCACAACCCATCGTGCTTAACATGCCTGTGGCATGGAAGAACACGGTACGTTCTGCGAAGCAAGTTTGCATTACGACAGAACGCAACATACGTGGGATGCCGCATTTGGTCATCCACGCGTATGCCAACTCGGAGGCCATTGCATGGCTCATCCGGTCGGTGGCCTCTTCGTAGTCGGTCGACGACACGAAAAGGTCTTCGTAGGTGTCTGTCCTTTCGACATAACCTCCGAAAGAGGTTTCCTCTCGCTCTGCGATACGGAAAACCTCGTCTTTCGCTTCCTCAGTAAAGAGGCGGAGAAAGACATTCCAGCCGTGGTTTGACGCTGTCATACCTGACTGGCTGCTCCGAATTCCCTTTGCAAGGGGTTCGGCACAGAGCTTACTGACGACGTCTAAGACGATCTTCAGAGAAGCACGGGCCTTGGTGACGCTACGCGCCTTCCCAGGCTCCTTCACCACTGTAAGAAAACAGGATCTCAGATCCTGCAGTGGTGTACGACGAACTCGGTCCAATGCGGCCCAGAAAATAAGTTCGCCGAAGCTGTCATGGTGTTGATTATCAACATATCCTAAGACAGCGCCTGTATCCAAGTCCAACTTTTGGTACTGGATACCGGCTACGTCCGGGTGGAGAATCCGTCGGATCTCCTCGGTCGTTCCTCCGTTCTTGCGGGTATTTTCCCAGCAAGCGGAGGTAGTCACAGTGACTCTTGACTTTGTCGAGAGCCCTGTGAACGCGCGGTCAGGCAAGAGGCGAATTACCTCTGCCAGACCCGCCCGCCGAAGTTTCACGAATGTTTCGTGAACAGTCGGTGGTGCTGCAGAAACTGTCTTCAAGAATTTCATCTTGGACTGCAGCAAGACTAGTGGAGGCGGTGTTCCGCAACCCCTAGTCTGTGAGAGGATCCCGATAAGAAATACCTTACGGTGACCCTCAGCAGCTAACACACGTTTCCAAACGTTTGTGAACTGCAAGCACCAAGGTGAAACCTCTGGTTTCCTTAGTGCTTGTTCGAGCTCATCTCTATGCGAGACTTGCTTGAACCACTTCCGTGCACGCTTTAATTGCGTGTAGGCAAGTGTGATGCCGTACGCCGCTTCGCGGAGTTCGCCATCAAGGAACTCATCTCCAAGAAGCGAGGAGATGTTTCCGAGTGTGAATAGGTCGAATCGATCCCAACTCCACACTTCCTCGGGATAGCACAAATATCTTTGTAAGAATATCCCGTCAACGGTCTTTAGCAACTCAATGAGCCGCTCAGCCCGTGTCTTTCCTGAGCGAATTGCATCCGCATCAGCAAAGAATAGCTCCTTCTGCCTCTTAGAGGTCAGAGGGTCGCTACGACCCTTCACAAACGCATTAAGACGTCTGCGGAGGGTCTTGGCCCAGCTACGATAACCTTCGTACTCTGGGTCAATACACATTTTGACCAGAAAATGGCCCCAATGTGTATGAGTGTAGATCACATGTAATCGTGTGTCTGCACTCTTGATCGCGGAGAACCGAATTCGGTTCTTCTTCGATCCCTCCCACCCGGGCCCTAATAGGACAGGGGGGAGTGGGTCCTGTAGACGTACTCCGTCTCCAGACCAGACCGTAATCTCTTGGGATTTACCCAAAGCTACGGCCAATGGCGTTGCCGCATGGATTTTCCATGGGTCGTCATAGGTGATCTTGTACCGGCTATCCTTCCGGAACCTGATCCCTCCAAGGGTGTACTCTTCGAAAGGGTCATCCTCGGATTCGATGTCGCCTGAAGAAATGTCTTCATCCGCATCGATGTCCTCCGTATCCAAATTATGTGACAGGAGGTCATTAGCCTCGTTCACGTTACTGAGTAACGTGGAGAGGCTAGAAGCATACGATTGGCGCTCGCCGACCGTATTCTTCACAGTTAGATCCCGACGTACAGTTGGTTCTAACCGTGACTGCTCAGTCAAGGTAAAACCTTGTTTGAGTAGCAACTCACGTTGCTTCGATACACTCGAAGAACCTGAGTTCCGCAATAGCAAGGCGCTTGGCACCTGCTTTGTGGAGAGAAACTTCTCCCCCTCGATGTAGGAGGAGAGTTCCTCTGGCACAACGAGACCGTTTCGGTCCCGATTGTACCAAAGAGTGAAATTCGACATCGCCGATTTGACTCTTGCATGTTGACTTACCCCCTGAGGTAGGGAGTAGTCGAT